TACTCTCTCTAAGTGGACGCAAAGGTACAATTCTTCCTGTAGGCTGAGGAGCTTTATAAAAATTTTGAAGTTCTGTATTAGATTGATTTGCAGTTTTCCAAGCATCTTTAAAACTATTTAATGCATCATTTCCTATATTTTGAGAATTTGCATCCATCGTTTCATTAGATAGATTATTTTTTAATCCTTTAATAAATTCTTTCGCCTGTAAGTTTGCAGCTGGAATTCCCTTATTTCCGAGATAATCTTGAAGTTCTTGATTCAAAACTTTTCTAAGCTGTACTGCGCCACCAAAACTTTGAGGCGCTAATTGTTTGGCTCGCTGAGCAAAATCAATTGCTTGTGAATAATCGGATTGCTTTGCAGGCTCTAATTTCCCCGTATTCTTTAAAAAATTATCTATGTAATTAATATAAGGAGAATTATCAAAGTTTATAGACTGTTTTGATTGTTGAATCGGTAAAGGATTTCCAGATTCATCAAGTATTGAAGATGGTTTTAAAACTGTTTTTGTAGTAACCAATGAATCATCAAATTTTTTTGCCATATCATCTACTGCATTCCAATTTGCAGTATTTTGATTAACGGCGCTTTTATAGGAATTTCCCAATTTTGCAGAATATTGATCAGGCGAAAATAAACTACTCACTTTCTGTGTAGCTTTATCAATCAATGCAGGAATAGAAGACTGTGCAAGTTTCTTAGCACCATATTGTAATCCCCACTCCAAAGGCTTTGAAATAACTGGAGAAATTGCCCCTACTACACCCCCCGCTATTGCACCATTACTACCATTATTGACACCACCATATGCAGCACCTGAAGCAATATTTTCTAACATGGACGCCAATAAAGGACTCTTAAATGCAAATTGCGCAAGCATTGGTAATTTCATTATGCCAGCAGCACCTAATTGATAAGGTAAAAAATCTACCGCTGTATTTCCAATTTTCTCTAATGGATTTAGATTGTTTGCTTCAGGATCATAATTAGTTGTAGGCCCTAAAGGGGATTGCTGATGCAAAAAAGAAACCATCGCTCTATCCATAATAGAAGGTTCTTGTTGTTGAGGAGTCTGCGACGTTCCACGCGTAACATTTTGTTGTGCGCCAAAATTTGGATCTCCTCCAAATAAATCTCGTGGCTGAGATTGGGGAATAGAAACCGACTGCGTAGATGGCATTCCAAAATTTGGGTCTCCGTTAAACAAGTCGGTAGGCATTAGTTAACCCCTAATCGTCTACGGACTTCATCTACCGGTAAATTATATTTTTGTGCAGTATATTGAATATCGGCATCAGTTGGTGTTTGTGGATTTTGCGGGGATTGCGCCTGCGGATTTGGCTGAGATTGCTGAGATGGATTTGGATGGAATCCATAGGCATCAAATGTTCCCCCTCCTCCCATTTGTTGAGGAGGATTTTGACCAACCGGATTACCACTTTGAAGCCGTGCTTTTGCTCTATTTTCTTGATCTACAAAATCCTGTAATTGGCTTTGCATTCTTGCTTGTGCTTGTTGAGATGATTCACCAAATTTTGGTGTAAGAATATCTACTGCTCGGCTTACATTTTCGCCAGTCGCATTTAATCCAAATGAATTAATAAAACCTTCTGCGGCTTCTTGCACCGCTGCTTTTCCTTCTGCTTGCGTACTTGGGCCAGCATAATTAGTTCCTAATAAAAAGTTAGATAATTTTTGATAATTCACATTACCCTGCTGCCAAGCAGTTTGATATTGAGGTAATGTTGCGATAGCTTTATTAACATATTGCTTAATATTATCAGCACCAGCTATTGCTCTTTGATCGCGAGAAGATTGAGTGCTTGTATCGGTAGATACAATCTCACCAGTTTCTGGGTCTATATATGTTCCCCCTGCTCCAGCTCGCGTAGAACCCATCCTTGGGTCTTTTACAAATTGAGAACCAGCGGCAGATGAACCCATTGGAACTGTTGCATATCCAGTGCCAGCAGAGGATTTAGTTGATTTTGAATTAGATAAAGAAGGGTTTATACCACCCCCCATCATATTGTTTAATATGCCAGCAAAATAAGATTTTCTGGGACTTCCTGAAGGAGAATTTTGATATTGCTGATATATGGTGTCATAAGCATATCCAGGGTTCATTGATGCATTAACTTGCTGAGTCTGTGCGCCAATCAATCCAGTCCTTGCCGCAGCTTCTGTGGCCTGTGCACGGTTTAACCCTGTGCGAGACATAATCTCATTAACGGTTTGTTGCTCTTGTGAAAGTTTTGCTTGCTGCATCTGAGGATAAATCTGCATATCCGTTTGATTTTTTACATTGGCTGCTCCAATTCTACCGGCTAAAGTTTGTTGATTTTCTTGTGTATTTAACCCGGCATTTTGTGCACGATATTTATCAAACATATTTTGATAATATTGATTTTGAAGACCTTGAAGACTGCTTGATGTTTCTATGGCACGATCTAAGATACTTGGGCCAGATGTTGGCTCTCCCCATATCCCCATTCGTGCATAGTATGAACCAGGATTAATCATGTCATGGTTCCCCATCCGCCAGCAGGCATATTGCTTGGGCTAAAACCACCACCTCCGCCGCCTCCACCTGCACCGCCTCCACCTCCAAACATGCTAAAGAGGCCACCCATACCACCGCCACCCATTCCGCCACCGCCTGAACCACCGCCTTGTTGGCGACTGCTTCCTAATAAATTACCGCCTGCAGAAGCACCGGCTGATGCACCCATCGGGCCGCCGAAATAAGCGCCGATAACACCGCCAGCTACGGTTCCTAAGGTTCCTAAGATTCCACCCATCTTAGAATCGCTTGCTTCTTGCTTGGCAATTTGCGCTTTTAATCTGGCTGCTGCTTCTTGTTCGTAAAGCTCATCTTGTTGACCTAATCCTTGCATAGCTTGTTGCTGTAAAAATTCATTGCCTGCTAATCCTCGGTTATAGGAATTCATACCGCGATCTATATAAGTGTCTTCAAACTGCCCAGTCATTTTTAAAAGATCATCCATCAGTGCACGATCAGCTGCTCCGGTTCCAAGCATCCCCGTATTTGCCGCGTTGTAATTCATTCTCTTTGTAACGTTATCAAGCATAAATTGCTGATAAGGAGACATCTGGAATCCACCAGCAACTTGATTCTGCACAGCGTTAGGGTCATTAATAAGTCTTTTATATTGCTCTTCATTTATTCCACGAGCGCGATCGCCAGCATCTATCCATGGCTGGTATCGTTGCGCCTTTTCATCCATAAATGCGCCATAGTTTGCAAAAGGTTGACTTCTATCGCTTCCAAAAAAATCAGCTAGTCCCATAAGTCACCTATGACGTTGTAAAAGTTTTTATAGAAAGCGAATTGCTTTCCACTTCTCCACCCATAAACTTACCGGTGGTGTGATTAAAAAATATTTTTCCTGCTTGTGATAAATCAGTCATTTGATTGATTTGATCTTGTGTAAAAAATGTGACTAACTGTCCCGCCGTCATGGAATCTTTTGCCCACGTGTACATGTCAAGCATCCATTTATACATTTCATGGATGTCTGCGTTGTCTGGAGGTTTGGGAATAGTTGCTGTACCTATTTCGCTAGACATTAGGTACCTCCGGATATGTAATAAAACCAAGGGAAAGGAGCCATTTTTGCGCTATTTGGCAATCCAAATACAATATTGCGCGGTGCGCTTAAATCAAAACTTTTTTTGTTTTTTAGAGACTTAATTAATCCTTGGCGCGTAATTTCTTTGGCATCCGGCCATGGCACACCATACTCACCACAAAATCTATAACCCAATTCATAAATCACAGCATTCCTCATGAATGGCGGCATATTTGCAGGTACTTGATCAAACATCCCTAGAGTTACTTGCTGAATCCTACCCCACACAGTGAATTGATAAGAAGGATTTGATGGTTTTGGATAAACAATGATGCTTTGAGTAAGCTCATCAAAGTAATAAATAACAGGAATACCCACCAATCCTATAATTGATTGCTGTTCTTTAAATTGGGTTAAATCAACTCTTTTTAGAGGTTGAGAAGCTTTGTTTATAATAAAATTGACTGTTTCTACAGAAAGAAATGTAGAATTCTCTAAGTCATCTACATCATTAAAAGTTACAACTTGTGAAAATGGAATTAAATTACGCCATTCATCTAAGATGATATTGAGTTGGTTCAATCCAAAATCAAGATATCCCGCATTTATATCAGGCTGAAATTGCCGATCTTGTACGGATTTGAAAATTGCATCTGTGATGATGGATTGAACATTTGCCATTAGCGATATGGCTCAACTAAAAAGTTGATTCCATCTAAACTTAAAACATCGTTTTCATTTGGAGCATTAATAAGTGTTAATGTCCCCGATGTTTCAGTTCCAACTTGGACGGTTGCAGCACCACCACCAGACCCACCACCTCCCGTAATGCTAAGAGTTGTATCTTCGGTATATCCACTACCTGGATTGGTTACAACAATTTCATCTAATCCATACAGTAAATTAAATGTTGCGCCTGTACCCGTTCCCGTAATAGCTGTTGTAGAAACAGGATTCGTAGGTAATGTATCAACGTATGCACCATCTAAAGTATTTGGCACCACAGTAAGAACACCCATCTTGATATTAAGTTGAGCGCCAGTTAAACCACCACCAGTTACAGGCTCAGCAGTTAAAGATGTAGGATTAACAGTGTAATCTCCAGCAACAGTGATTGAATTAACAGAAGTAATTGCACCACCCCCGCTAACAGTTACAGATGCTTGAAATTTCGTTCCCGTACCTGTGGTTCCCGTGACTGTTTGCGTTCCTGGTGTTCCACCAGTCCCAGCGGACGCAACTGTTGCAGACTGTACTTTGGTGTGGGTTACATCTAAACGTCCCGCTTCACCTTCACCACCTACAACTTCAAGTACGTCTACGGGTGCATAACTTCCTGCACCTGATTGCGCGGTTACAGGAGATGCACTAATAATTTTCATGTAAGGTGCTGCTGTTGCGCCTTCTCCTTCACCCACAAATGTTAGAGTTGGAAAGGATGCATAATTTCCTGCGGTTGTAACCGTTACACCTTCAATAAAAAGGCCAGATGATTCAATTTTTACCGCATTATTAAAATACGCTCCCGCTCGCAATACACAAACCGGAAAATTATAATCTTGCTGAGGAATAAGCTTTGCAGGCAAATCTAATATCTTAAGATTTGCCACTGGCGAACCCACAGTAATGGAAACTGATCCTTGTAAAGAAGCTCTTCCGGTTCCATCTAATACAACCTTTGGAGTAGTTTCTGCTTCAACATTTCCAGATAATATTAAATCTAACTGGTTATCAGTTAACTGCTGATTAATAAGGCGAGATGTGACATAGTTATTGTCATAAGGATTTAAAGGTAATGCAGTCATTTGTTTCTCCTATAAAGGAGGGGATTTCTCCCCTCCACAAAATTACACAGCAGAAGGAAGACAGATGAGATAAGGAGTAATCGCCTTGATCGCTACAAGCATAGAGATACGGAAAATATTATTTAAGTTTGAAACAGTACCTTGCATGTAAACTTTAGTAGGCGCTTTGGCTTGTCCTTTGACATCTGAATTGATTGCGCCAAAAACATCAGCCATTCTTAACGCAACTGCATTTAAGCCGCTCGGAACATAAGCAAAGTTTAATTTGTAATCTCCAAACCCATAAATAGGATTTCCACCGGCTGGAGTTGCTGAAACGTTTGCGTGTTCACCAGAAAATAAAAGTGGATAATTAAGAACTAAATTAATGGTGCCATCTCCATTTCCATCTGCATCTTCAGCCGCTGCAATCGTAACGCGTGTCAAAAGAACTGCTTTAGAAATAGGGTCAACCCAATAAATCCCAGGAATAGAGAAACGATCACCTGCATTGATTTGTTGTGTAGTATCAGAAGGAACCCCTGAAAGAGTAAGCGTTAATCCATCAGCAGAAATTGCAGTTACTGTCATACCTGAGCGACCAGCTAATTGACCAGCCTCATGAACTCTTAACTCGGCTGACATATACATGTCTAATCCTGCTAAACGTCCTTTATCAGGGCCTCCCACTAAAGCTTCTTTTGTAATGTTTTTGTTTAATGGAGTAACAAAGCTGTTTTGCAAAGAATCAGCAACAAACTGAGCATCATCGTTATTCATCATCAAATAACGTTCGCTACTCAATTTGAGATTACGCATCAAAGTTGTAACTTGAGAAATACTCGAATAGTTGTTAACAGAAGTTAAGCTGTCTACTGTGTCAACAGGAGAGTAGAAAGCATTCGTTTTTAGGGCATATGCACAAGTTTCTTCAATAGCAGCTTCGAGTGCTTCATACGCAGGAAAAGCATAGTTATCAACAATGGCAGCTTTATCATTGTCAGTTAATGCGCGTGTACCACGCAAAATATCAAACATTTGCTCATAGACATTTAATTGTCTTGGAACGCTGTAGATATCTTCTTCAGTAATAGGATAGTTGACGGTTAAATCTTCAATGCCTTGAGGAGAAACAGATAAACCCCTGACACCGGTTGGATAACCGGGCACTTTAATTTGAATATTTCCGCCGGTTGCATAATCTTTCTGATCATACATCCCTTGGTATTTGCGGTTTGCAGTATTGAAAATAGGACTGCGTTGCTCGTGAAACTCTGTAGTTGCTTTTGCAACTAGATTAGATACTTGAAATTCATTGGACATGACAGCGTCTCCAGTCGTTAATGTTTGGTTACGATTTGGCTTGACGCTGCCTAGCGCATTTTAGTAAGCAAAATCTTTCTGCTCCTAAAACCAAACAGATAACGCACTGAAGATCGCGAAAAACTCTTCCTGAGTTTCATTGATGAGTAATTATAATCACTTTTAAAAAAAGATCAATATTTTCTATTGCCTATAATTTGAAACATATTTTTTTAAGTCAAAATCTTGGCTACTATCTCCAAAGTCTCCAATATCTGCATCTGGCGTATAAGAACTCGCCCTAGGCTTTATGGCAGATTTTTCTAACTTCTCACTAAGATTATTAATATATTCAACCATAATAGAAGGTTTCCCGTGAGCAATAGCTTCTTGAAATTTAGCTTGCATCAAATTATTTTCTTTCTTGTCAGTTAAAAGTTTTTTAAGAACAGCAGGCGCATTTTCTAAATCTCTAATAAAAAATTGCTGATCATGACTTACCATCCTCAAAGACTTATCATCTGAAGCAAGTTTTTTAAACTCAGGATCATTGTCGGCTGCCTTCATAAGCTTATCGCGATATTGTTGTGCAGCCATCTTTTCATCAGTGATGTATGGTATGGCTTCCGGAGGTATGCCAGCTTGTTGCGCATTTGCTTGTGCTGTCTTGCCAGCTGATAATTCCATTCGCTCAGAATTTGTTGCAGTCCCGGCCTTTTCTTTAGCTTCGAGTTCTTCTAATCGCTTCATTGTCTTTTCATTCTTTCTCTTATTTTCCATTTCTTTCTGATAAAGCCTATCTTTTAGGATTTTGTCTACCTCTTCTTGCGTGTAGCTTTTAGGTTGATTAGATTCATTTTGCGTGTTTGAATTTTCATTATTTTCTTCTTGGGTATTGACGTTTTCTGTAGTCTCTTGAGACATGATTTTCTCCTATTGAATATAAGCTGTTGCCTTTGAAATGGTTAAATCCAGATTACCGTAGTAATCAATTCTGTACATTGCCTCTTGCGCTGCGATATTTAATGACCATGTCATCACAGCATTTCTATGACCTACTTTCCCCCATGGCCTCCATACCGTATTACTCCAACTTAAGCCATCTAAAGAGATGGTAAGTTCCATTCGCTCATTTGGATTTGCCTGAACAAGTCCTTGAATGATTTGAAGTTCAAAAGCGTTTAACAATTGACGATTAGGCTGACTACCCTTTTGAAGTCTTACAATTTCAGTCGTTAAAGACCGATGTTTATGATCAGGAGTAAGGGAGTAATTAAATATACCTTCTGGGGTAGCAATTACCTCATAATTCTCAAGCGCATCTATTACTAAATCGTCAACTTGATGCATTGTGTTTGAATTTTGGTTGTATACCCACGAAATCCCAGTATTAACAAACGTAAAATAAACAAATTTGTAAGTTCTAAATGTTGAATAACAGCATACACAATCATCCACATCTTCATATTGGCTAATAATTTTTGAAAATCCTTCTGATTCGGGATAAACAGTCCCCCATCCGCGCGCATTTAATACCATGGGTTCATAAGTAGATGACAAGAAGAATATTTCATTTTTTCCTTGCGTAATTGCCGCAGTTCCAATTGCGCCAAATGGACAAAAATAACTTGTATCTTTTGATAACGGAAAAAGATAAGGGCTATTTGATGTCGTAGGAACCCATCTTTCGATGCCTGTGGTTCCTAAAATGTAAAGGTTGTTACTCATTACCTCTAAGCCAACAGCTTGTGTTGAATTGCTGTCAATCTTTGGCGGTGTCCACACAGGATAAGAAAGCATGTTGTTAGGGTCTGATATCACCCATGAATTAGTTTTCTTATCCAACACTACCGTAATACTATTGATAACAGCAATTGATATAGGAGAAGTTAACTCAAATCCTTGATCTGTCCCCACAACTGTAAAATCAGAAGTACTTTGAGAATAAACATAAAATTTCTTACCATCCACAAATCCTACTTGATTTTGTATGTTTTCATCTATTTCTACGGGAAGACCGGTATCCTTAATAGTCGCAATTTCTTTATATCCACCCTCTGAATTAATATAATAAATTTTTGTTTTTGTTACATAGAAATATCTTCCGCCAGCGTACTTTGAATAATGTATTGCCCGCGCATCTTCATCGGGTGCATTTTCAGATAATCTTTTCTTTCCAGGGGTAGAATAAACATACCCTGAATCGCCCACAAAAAGATTATAGGCATTAGGATAGCCGAGCCTTGTTTGCCAATCTGGACGAGAGCCTTTATTGATCGGAATTGTTATCGGATTTCTTTGCTGCAATCTCAACCTCCCTAGCATCAATAAGTTGCTGGCTCGCTTTGAGTTGCTTTTCTAGCATTTCAAGCTCTTGATTTCCTGATTCAATATTTCCATTTTGAATTAGTTCTTGAATTTGTATCTCAAGTTTGGCCATATTGTTTTTGGCATCTTCCATTATCTTCATTCGTTTTGTTTTTTCTGCTTCTATAACGCCCATTCTCTTTGTTGCAGCATCCATTTTCATTGCATTTGCTTTTTCATTTTCTGCCTGTGCTTGGGCTTTCATTCCCTGTACTGTCGGGTCATTTTGAGCCATCATTGCCTGCTGCTGCATTTGTTGTTGTTGTTGCTGCTTCTGTATTTTTTGATAGTCTTGAATTGAGATATCACCACTTCCATATTTGATTAAACTGGGATCCATCACCGCAGAAATTCTTCTTTCAAGTTCTCCAGAGTAGGGAGAAGGAATCATTCGCATGTAAATATCGCCAATAAGTTGCGCAGATTGAGGGTTAATAGTCATAAAAGACTCAATAGCTTTACGAGTATTTTCTTCCTGCATTGCAGTGCTTGGCCCTGCTACAATCGTTTGTTCAAAATTGTTGTTGATGTCCTTAATATTGTTTTGGATATCTCCTGTTCCCATATCCCGATTAACTATAATTGCTTCACCGCTGCCATCTTTGCTTTTAGCAACAATGACTCTCTCTTCGGTGATAAGCCTTGGAATCATTTGCCTAAACAATTTGCAAATGGTATTTACAAATTCGATGTGATAACCAAGAAATGAAAGATTAAGCAATCCCATGTTGTGGGTAATCTTGTCGACAGCGACTCCCGATATGACTGTTGCATCAGCTTGCTGTGCATCAATCATCGCACCACCGATTTCATCCATTTCTTGCTTAGATATTTGTCCCATTTGGATGAGAGAAAGTGGAAGTTCTGCCGGTCTTTCACGACGTATCAGAGAAACATCGCCCCCAAAATGAAATCCGCCTTCTTTAGTATTGATATTTCTCGCTTCATCTTCTTGCGTAGGAGTCAAAATATGATCATCTCCAAAGAACCACTTATCAGAGGATGAATTTTTTGCCATCGTGGCTATTTGAGAATTAACGAAGTTGTGAAGCTTGTTGGGGTCTTTTAAAAATTCAATGTAAGGAATGGTGCGCATCTCTTTTTCGCCATCCCACTCAGTTAAACCATGGTGATAGGGTAATGGCAAATCATCAGTTGGGAATAATTTAGGCTCTTGCGCACATTTATCATTAATAAATATTTCAAAGTATATACACGATATGTAATCTTCT